GTGAAGGAAAAACTGCAAGCGCTGCGTGCGCTGGCTTCCCGCAACGCGGCGCGTTTCGGCGCTGTGATGTTCAGCGCCGGCCCGGCGCTGTCTTCGTTCGCGCAGTCCACGCCGCCGGCGGATCCGCAAGCGGCCATCACGCTGGCCGTGACGGCGATCCTCGCGATCGTCGCTGCCGGTGGCGCTGCGTTCGTCACGATCAAGCTCGCGCTGGTGGGCTGGACGGTGGGCGCGAAGTTCATCGGTCGCCTGGGCGGCAAGGCGTGAGGCCGTGCGGCGGGTTCTTTTGCTCGCCGCTCTGGTGCCCCTTCTTGGTGGGTGCGTTGCACTTCCCGAGGAGGGGCATCGGTCGTATTGGGTCTTTGATGAATGCCCGCCCGTGGTCAGGCCCGGTTCGTGGTGTGACGCTCGGCAGAGGGCGAGGGACGGAAGGGGCATGACGTGGTGAGGCTACTTCTATCGGTTCTGTTGCTGGCGCTGGCGCTTCCGGCGAACGCCGTCGTGTGCAAGCAGTACAGCCCGCGTTACCTGTCGTTCATGGATGCTGCGCCGTGGTTCGAGCATTACGAGGATGCGGGCGAGTGGGCGCGAAGCTACTTCGCCAGCAGCGGCGGGAACTGCACGATCTCAGGCCAAACCGCTGCCAACGTTGCGACTCTGGTTGCTGTGAGTGCGACGGGTTGGACGGTCAACTTGAAGTGCCCGCTCGCCGGTGCGGGACCTGGGAACAATTACACCGGCTCGTTCGCGACGCGAACCGGTGACTACTGCACGGTCAATTGCCCGCAGGGAACGCGTGAGGACAAAGCGGTTCGCATGGGATGGGCTCGCGAGGTTGCGCGGGCCGATGGTGCTTTGTGGCAAACGGAGGACGGTCGCACGTATCACGCTCCGTTGCCGGGGCAAGGCGACCTGATGGCGGCAGAGCCTCCCGGCGTTATGTGCGACGGTCAATGTGAGTGGGTCGCGGATGCCGCCAAGGGCGATTGGTGGAGCGATGCCGCTCCGAATGGCAAGGGCAACGTGGGGATGTACCGTCAGATGACGTACTTGCGTACGGGCGGCACGTGCAGCCAGAGGACTCCCCAGGTGGATGCAACGGACACGGGACCGGCGTGCAATGGCGCGCTGGGCACGGTGAACGGTCACACGTTCTGCGCGCAGAAGCAGGCCCCGTCCGGTGCGCCTGCTCCGGGGGTGTCTCCGAAGCAAAGCACCTCTGGTGCTGGTGCTGCTCCTGCGGGGAATGGGAGCTTCAACGGACCCAATGGTGAGATGCCGGGGAAGGCCGGCGATGTGCCGGGCATGCTCGATGTGAGCGGGACCGGCAAAGGGATCACGGCGTCACCGAGTTCGTCCACGACGACGAGCTCGAACGGCACCACCAGCACGACGACGCTCGATCTTCAGGTCTGCGGCCTGCCTGGGAAGCCTGCATGCCGGATCGATGAAAGCGGCACGCCCACGGGACAAGGCTTCGGCGACAAGGAAAAGGGTCAGACCGACAGCGATTGGGACAAGCTCGATGGGATGCTTCCCTCGATCACTTCCACCAGTGGCAAGAACACTTCCTGGGCGATGCCAAGCTGGATCAGCGCGGCCGACTGCAAGCCTTGGAACCTGGGGCACCTGCCGGTCATCAACGTGGACATCGTCGTCAACGTGTGCGCGATCAAACCGTATGCGGATGGCGTGCTCAATTTCCTCTGGGTGTTCGGCACGTTCCTGGCGTGCTTGGCGATGGTGCAGAGCGTGACGATGGGCCCCTCCAAGGTCGGGGCGTAGGGGAGGCGGCATGCCGTTGCTTGGTGGATTGCTCGTTAGTCTCTTTTCGGGGATCGTCGCCTGGTTGGCGCAGTACTTCACGCGCAAGGTGGCTTTCGCGCTCGCTGCGGCTGCGGCATACGCGACGATCACGACAGCGCTGTACGTGGCGTTTCGCGCGGTGTTGGCGGGCCTCGACGCGTATGCGTCGGGCGCACCAGCGATGTTCATTGACGCGATGCGCATGGCAGTCCCTCCCGCGGCGCCGTTCTGCCTGGGCACCTACATGACCATGTGGACGGCCTGCACGGTCTACACCTGGCAGCGGGATCTGTTGTTCCTGGCGGCCAAGGTATGAGCACCTATCTCGTCCAGGGCAAGCTCGGAAGCGGCAAGGGCAAGTTCGTGATGGGGAAGATCTACGAGGCGTTGCGCGATGGCCGTCGCGTGGCCACCAACATGGACGTCTTCCTCGACAAGCTGATGGGTCCCCAGAACAAGGCGACGTTGATCCGTTTGCCCGACAAGCCCAGGCCTGCCGATCTGGAGGCCATCGGGCATGGCAATCCCGGCGATCCGTACAACGAGGATCGCGCGGGCGTGCTGGTGCTCGATGAGGCGGGCTCCTGGCTGAATGCGCGGGCCTACAACGACAAGGACCGTCAGGGCTTCATCGACTGGATGCTGCATGCGCGAAAGCTCGGGTGGAACGTGTACCTGCAGGTGCAAGACATTGGCATGGTGGACAAGCAGTTCCGCACGGGCCTCGCGGAAGTGCTGGTGCGCTGCATCCGTGCTGACAAGGTGAAGATTCCGGTCGTTGGCACGTTCCTGGGCAAGCGGGGCAAGCTGCCTCGCTTCCACATTGCCAACATGTCGCTGGCGGATGTGCCGGGCTTCGTGGTGGATCGCGAGTGGTACCGCAACGACTGGCTGCAAAAGGGCTACGACACGCTGCAGCGGTTCCGCGAGGACTATCCCCACGGGCCGCATTCGCTGCTGTCGGCGTGGCACCTGGTGGGGAGGCATGAGGCCCCGGCCGCGCGGCGTTCGTGGCTTGGCGGGCTGTTTGCGCCCCGGCAGCGGCCCATTCCGAAGCCGAGGGGTCCGCTGGTGGAGCGCTTGGCGAAGTTGCCGCCGGATCGGGCCTTGTATTGGACGGCGCGGCTCGCGCGGGAGGGGTTGCTATGACGCAGGGGTGGGCGTGGCTGGTCGTTCTGGCGCTGGTGGGCGCCGGTGCGGTGGCCTGGCTGGCGGCTGTGCTCGCGGATGCTCTGGACGACACGCAGTGAGGCGAGCATGGGTGCCTGGCGGCGAATGGCTAGAAGTCGTCCGGCTCGTTGAGTTCTCGCTTGGCCTGGTCGTAGTAGTCCGGGTGCCAGCTCGCGCCGCAGTTCGTGCATTGAGGCCATTGCGGGGTCTTCGCGTCCAGCGATGGGAGCAACCGTACCCATTTGTGCTCGCAACGTGGGCATCCTGCATTGAAGAAGCGCTGTTGTTGCTCCTTCTTGCGACGAAGGACGTTCTGACGGTAGCGGTTGCCGGACTTGGTGGCCTGATCGATAGCCTGGTCGAGGTCGCGCTCGTAGTTGAAAGCGACCAGGCGGGCGGGGTCGGTGTCGGACACGCGGACTTCCGCCCACAGAACCAGGCACGCCGCCTTGACGGTCTTGGCCAGGTCACGCGCGCGGGCCTTGGCTTCCTTCCACCAGGCGGGGATTGCTGCCTTCACGGGGTAGGCGATGCGGCCCGCGGCGTCAAAGGCCTTCGCGCGGGCCACGCGGATCGCCCGCAGGACGCGTGCACCAGGTCGCGGCAGCGCCCACACCAGGCGATGCGGGAACAGCAGCGGCAGCTGCAGTGCGAGAGCGTCGGGGTGCTTACGGAGGTTGGCTGCGATCATGGCTTGGGGTCCTGTGTGGATACCTTCAGCAGTCGGTTCCTCGCTCCCCTCGCTGGCGAGGGGCGGGGGGGAGTGGTTGCTCGATCGCGCGGGAAAAGGCCGGGAGTCCCCTGCCCTGCGAAAAAAAGACACCCCCGTTGCGGCCCTCATGGCGAAGCGGGTTGCAACGGGGGTGTCTTCGCAGGGTTGGGGACGTACGGACTTTTCAGTCTGCAGGCCTGGCGACCGTCAGCCGGCGTGACACAGCGAAGCGGCAAGCCGAAGGCGACTGGCGCGACGGATGCAGCCAGGCCGGGCCACCGGGCGCGCTCTATGTGCACCTGGCGGTTTGGCTGTTCCGAGGTTCTTGTCCGTGGGCCTCGGCTCGGTCGGGGTCTGCGTAGCGGGCCCCGGCCGGGCCGCAGGCCCGGCCTAGATTTATCCCTAGGACATCTTGGTACAGAGGCAGCTTCGGAAGCTGAAGCTGCCTCTGGAATGACTTCCAAAAAGTTGAAGCCCGCGAGGACGGCAATCCTCCGGGCTTCGGTGACTAACACCCAAACAGGGGGTGAAAGTGCTGCGTATTGTGGATGCTGCCGGCCGGTCGTACAACCGTTCCGGCTTTGATGTTCGTACAGCGACGGCCTACGTTGGCCGTCCTGGTAGTCGCTTCCGGCTGAAGGCACTCGATCTGGGCCACGGCCATGTCGAGGCGTCTGCTGTCCGTGAGGTTATCTGGGAAGAGTGCGATTGGAGCCGGGAATACCTGCAGGATGTTCTCGCCGTGATTGAAAAGGCGAAAGCGGAGCTCGATGATGAAGAGGCACGGGCCGTTGATCGTGCTCGGGCGGCCAGACGTGCCAAAACGCGCGTCAGAAGGCTTTGCAAGGTGATGGGGGCCGACACCCTGCTCACGCTCACCTATCGCGGCTCACAGCCCGATTTGGCCGTCTGCAAGGCCCATATCAAGGCGTTCAATCGACGCATGCTTACGGTTCTGCCTGGCTTTTGCTTTGTGGCGTGCTTCGAGCTGCAGCAGCGGGGAACCTGGCACGCGCACCTGGCCACCCGGAATATCCCCGCGGCGTTGCCTCCTGCAGCTGGTGGCGGTGACTGGCGCAGCTACAACGTGATCCGCGCGATCTGGAGATCTGTCACCGGCGAGCTGCAGGGCAACGTGGACATCGCCAGGCGCAAGCGTCATAGCGACAAATCTTCCGCTCAGGTGGCGTCGTATATCTCCAAGTACATCGCAAAGACTTTCGAGGACGAGAGTGCTGGCCGGCGGGAACGGTACGCGGTCTATGGCGATGTGGAAGTTCCTGCTCCGGTCGATTTGGGCACAGTCGATAGCCTCCACAAAGCGATAGAACGAACGTATTGCGTTCTGTTGGACAGTCAGGTGGTTGCGACGGCGAGACTCGATCACTGGCAGGACTGGTTCTTTGTCAGTGGCGAGATTCGACGGCGGTAGTCAAGTGAGTTTTCCGTCGCACGGTCGCAGAACGATCACTAGCCTCCCCGTCCCGACAGGGAGCACAAGAAAAATGCAGTTAGTTGGGTATGCACGCGTGTCCACAAGTGACCAGGAAACGCGGCTGCAGCGGGACGCTCTTCGGCGTGCCGGCGCGAGGATGGTCTACGAGGAAAAGGCGAGCGCGGTCGCCAAACGTCCTGAGCTGGAACGTTGCCTCTCGTCCCTGCGACCAGGCCATGTGCTGGTTGTTTGGAAGTTGGACCGGTTGGCGCGGAGCCTGCGGGATTTGCTGACGATCCTGGAGCGGCTCCACTCGGTCGGCGCTGGCATTCGCAGTGTGACCGAGCCAATCGACACATCAACGCCAGCTGGCATGTTGATGGTGCAGGTTCTTGGTGCTGTCGCCCAGTTCGAGCGCTCCATCATTCGTGAACGAGTTATGGCTGGTCAGCATGCCGCCCGGGCCAGAGGCCAGCGTTGGGGGCGGCCGAGAGTGTTGGATCCTGATACGGAAGGGGAAATTGTCTGGCGGTACGTCGACGGCGGGGTGACCTATGCGGAGCTGGCCCGCGAATACCGCACGACTGTGGGCGTCGTGAAGGGGGCCGTGTACCGCGTCACAAACCCGGACGCCCCCTATTTGACCCGTGTGCGCCGGAATTGACCAATCTTTCCCCTACATGCTTGCTCGGACTGGTCCTACACCTGCGGGGATGCCGGCGTCCCGGTGACGCGCGCGGTAGTGCGTCATTGTGAGCGGGTCAGTTGTAACAGGAAGGGCGGGCCGCTGTCGGCTCATGAGGAGGATGTCCCGGATTCGCCACCATTCCGCGGGGGTAGGAGCTGTCCTCTAGGCGTGGGTTCTCCCCGTGCGGTACAGTCTCTCCATGGCAATTTCGCCAGTGGCCTCTTTGGAGAATGACATGTCGACGCTCGAAAATGTGCAAGCGCGCGCCGCGAAGCACTCGCGCGGCCACGTTACGCCCAAAGTCAAGGTTGAGGCGAAGACGCCTAAGCAACGGCATGAGGTCATCGAGGTAACCCGCCGCGTGATCAGCAAGCACTACGATGTCTTGCTGGCCCTCAAGGACCGGTAATGCTGGACGTCGATTTCGTCGTGGCTGTCCACGACGAAATCATCGCCACGTTTGGCGGCCTGGCCGGTTTTGCGGGTGGCGGTGTCGGTGGAGTTGAGGCAGCTCTCGGCCGAGTTGCGAACCATGCTATGTACGCTGGTTTGGACGATGTCTTCGGAATCGCAGCACTTTATGCGGAAGCGATCTCACGTGGCCATGTTTTCAACGATGCCAACAAGCGCACCGGCCTGACCTGCGCAATCGCTTACCTTGAAGCGCAAGACATTGAGGTGCGTCGGGATCCAGTGCTGGAGGATGCGACGGTGTGGCTTGCTGAGGGCCGACTCTCTCGCGAAACGTTCGCGAACCTTCTAAGCATTTTGACGGAACCAATGGCGACCAATTCATAGCCGTCTGGGTGTAGCGAGGGAGTTCACGGGGGGCCGGCCCGAATCGCTACCGCGCGCTGGCAGGTCGACATAACAACCGCTCTTGTCTCGTTCGGCGGCCCGCTGACCTCGCTGAGAACCCGAATGCTAGACTGGGCAAATGAGCAGAAAGCAGCCGCCTGGAATAATTCAGCGCGTCACTCCTCGGGTCGGCGAAGGGCATACCGTCGACGTGGTGACGATTGGCGAAGCAGGCTCTTCGACGGTCGGCCGCATGGACTTGGGAGGTTTGCCGGTTCCCGAGCGGCGCTATGCTGCGGATTCCGCGGCGGTAATGGTTGAGCCGTCGATGGTTAAGCTGCTTTTCGGCCAAAAGCAGCCGATAGGCGGTGGGCTTTTGTCTCTGGTTGTGATTTCCATGGCATTTGAATCTGTGCACCAATTCCTAGATTCAATTGACGAGGAGTTCGAGGAGAATTTCCGCCGCGTGGCGGAAAGGCTGCCCGAAGAGGCTCTTGCGGAATTTAAGGAACCCGCGGAACAGACCGTTGTCCTGAATAGCAGCATTGTGCTGGCCGGATATACAGGGTCGATCTCTTGCATGGACTTCTATTTCGCATCGCCTTTTTCAGTGCGCCAATTGGTAGTATTGAAAAAATTATCAGTTGAGCCAATTGTCCGCATCAATTTGCCATCGACGCTGCTGTTCGCTATGATCAAGGGTCTGAGGGAACGAGTGGCGTCGCCAAGCTTTCCCCTGCCAAAATCGGCGCTCTCATGACTGGATTCGAGACCTATTCGCCCATCAAGTGGCTCGTAGAAGGTGCCCTGTCTGTGCACGTGACACAGCCGGTGAAGCGCGCCTTGGCTTCGTTCGGGCGCAGCGGCCGTTGGGCCGGTCGCGGGTTCGTCGCTGCTGTTGCGATCACGGCGTCAGTTGCAACGCACGCGAGCGTGGAGACGCTGCCATCGGGTTCAGTGCGGACCGTACGGTCGCAAGTCCAGATGCTGCTCGATCTCGGAGAGCAGGTGGAGGATGCTGTCACGTACGCTCCGTCGCTGGCCAGCGTTGGCTATGCCGAGCAGCTTATCGCGGCCTTGCGCAAGGCACCGCGGCTGCCCGCGCAATCGTTGGAATTCGATCCGGACTTCACGTTCTAGCAAGTGGCGGGCTTCTGGGCCTCAGAGCTCGCCGAGGAGCTATCCCAAGGCGATCTCTTAGCCGGGGCTTGGGTCGGTTGTACGATCCATCCGCGCACGGCGCTCAAAAAGGTTACGGGAAAACATGGCGCGACGCTTTGGCACGAAGCGTCATCGCTGGTTCCAGGCACTGATGGCAAGGCGCCCTACCTTAGTCGAGGGCAACAGGCGCTTACTCTGGTTCTGTCGCAAAGTTGCGAGATCGACAAGAAGGGTGGGAAGCTGCCGGTGTTGTTGGCACCGGTGCTACCGCTTTCTAACTTGCCGTCGCAAATGCAGGAGAACGTTAGGGCGGCCCGCCGCCATGCGTTCTTGCACGTACCTGCTGTCGGATCTGTCCCTGAAAGCTACTGTGATCTGCGTGCGATCTGCTTTGTGCCGCGCCCGGTGGTAGATGAATTGGGAAGAATCGCTTCGACCTCCGAGGAGGGCGAACTGAGAATTGCCGCTCAAGTGATGATGTTCCTGTTCAGGCGAGACATAGGGCCGCTCGTTTCAGTGGGCGAGTAAGCCGCAACGCGTCGGCGTGGGAAGGTTCACGCCAACGCGCGCTGAATAAGGACTCAGCGCACGTAGTTGTGCCGCGCTCGGCCAAGGAGGACAACGGCCGAAAAGTACAATTTCCAGATGTTCCGTGTTCTCCAAATTCTAGTCAGCGCCCCCGGGCGCCGCTGCCTCCTGGCGGCGGCCCTCCTGGCGGCGTTGTCCGCGTGCGGCCAGAAAGGCAACCTGTTCCTGCCCACGGGCGAAGCCGCCCAGGGCCGCGCCTCGCTGCCGGAGACGCTGGATCCCACCAGCCGCACGGGGTCGGGCACGGCCGTCGTGCCGACCAACGCCGCCTCCGGGCTGCCGCCGACCGGCGTCGTCAACCCGGTCCACAACCAATGA